ATGGGCAGTTCCCGGCTCGGCGACAAGCCGACGACATAGGCCGGCGTGACCGCCGTGTCGTCGATCACCACGCCGGCCGCCTTCGTGCTCGCCTTGGCAGCCTGCGCCGCAACATCATCAACCGACGCGGCAGCGAGCTTTGCGATCGCTGCGACGTCATCGAGAAGCGCTATCAAACCCGTGGCCAAACCCAAACTCCCTGCAGTCTCGTGTGGTGTCGGGAGGGGAACAGGGAAGGGGATGCCGGAGTTCCATCCGCGCTGATGTTCAAGCTCGAACCCCAGATGCAGAAAAGGCCTTCCGATTGAATCGAAAGGCCTTTTGAAACTGGATGGTGGGCGTGACAGGGAGGCGAGGATCTTATTTCACCTTTGTTTTTGCTTTCTTTTCCGGTTTAAATCCCTCACCTGAAATAGGGTGAGGGATTTGTATGTTCTCGATCTGGTCTGCCACGATGCGGCTAGTCTCAATGCCGAGCCTCTTCCGATCGACGCCTTTGGTGTAGATTTCGGCCGTCGAAATCTTCGTCCAACCGTACTGCGCCATGAGCTGGTGACTGCCGGCACCGCCCTCCGCAGCGAGCGTAGCCGATAGCTTCCGAAGTCCGTGCGAGGACTTCTTCACCCCAGCTTCATCGCAACGATCCCTGAACCAGTTGCCGAACCCTGCCCGGGTAAACGCCTTGCCGTGGCTCGTCTCGACGAGGTGAAGACCTTTCCGGGGTGTCGCGTTGATTGCATCGAGCAGATCGTCAGATAGCTCTACCGTGATCCGAGCGCCCGTCTTGTCGGTGTCGATCGAGAGCAGGCGCCCGTGGATGTGCTGCCTTCCGACCACAGAGACGTCCGCGCGGCGAAGGCCGGCCAGTAGCATAAGCTCCATCGCCAGCCGCTCGGGCGTCCCTATCGGATGCCTGGTGCGGAAAGCTCGCACGTCATCGACGGTCCAAGGCGGGTGTCCGTCCGTCCGGTAGGTCGGCAGCACTATGTCGAGGGTCGGGTCTACCGGCACGATGCGCATCCGCCTTGCCCAGCCGAACATTCCCCTCATCACCTTCAAGAAGTTTCCGGCAAGCGCCGGGGTCTCATGACGCTTGTCGACGCCCTCCTGGATAACGTCGTTCGTGAAAGAGACCAGGGCGCGCTTGGCGTTATTCTCCAGCACCTTCACCATGATCAGGCGCTGCTGCTTCTGGGTGGCGGGGCTGTAGCCTGCCCATTTCGCGCTCTCGGTAGTGTAGCGCTCCCAGAGCCATCCCAGCGTCCCCTCGTACACCTTGGGCGCATCGATTGGAGTTCCGGTCAAAGCCGCCATGTAGGCCGACTTGAAGGCCGGATCGGCCGGGTTAGGCAACCTGATGCGCTTCCCCTTGCCGATGCGGAAATAAAAGACCCACTTTTTATGGCGGGTCAGTTGCTTGTGGACGTGAAGGGGGAGCTTTCTGGGCATCCCTGATTCTTCACAGGCTGGGTCTCGAATAGTCAACGCCGGCTTCCTTGGTAGCTTTCTCTTCGGGGAAGAGGGTGATCACGGCGTCACCGACTTTGATTTCCACGCGGCAGCCAGTGGTTTTCGCCACTTCGGCCGCGCGGAGCATGTCTTGTTTGCGAAGCAGGGCAGGGGCTGACATGGGTCAGTTATCCCCACTGTTCGACTTATCCACAGGGGCATCTCTCGGTGGGAAGACGAAGTTGGGCTTGTCAAAGATGCTCGCCACCTCTCGCTGACGAGCAGCCTCGCGTTGGGCCACGCGTATCATCGTATAAACGATGTCCAGCTCTTCGTTCCGGCTGCCGTCGGCGCAAACGAAAGTCATCTCCCCGATCACGTTCATGGTGGCCTGTAGCAAGTACTCTAGGTCCAGCAGATCGTAGAAGACGTCACTGATGGCGAACTTCGGCTTGTCATTCAGCATGATCGTTCTCCATCGCTTCTTCCATGTCTCGTTTGAGATCCAGCAGCTTATCCTCGACGACGCATCCAAGGGAGCTAAGGGCATCGCCAGCTTCGCGAGTAACGCCGTCACCGGTAGAGGCCATGATGAGCGCGGAGTTCAGGCTGATGGCGGCATTCAGTTGATCGACCAGACCAATAAAATCCCGCTTCGGCCCACGGCTTTCGCAGCGCCTCTCTTGATCGCCCTGTAGCCAGCCAAGTGCTGCCTTTATCATTGCGGGAATGCGGGGCGTGTCGCCCATGTCGTAATCTTCGCTCGCTAGCTGTAGCGCCAGCACTGCATCTTCGACGCTCTCGGCGGGTCGGTCCCAAGCTTCGAGCGCGTGCATGAAAGGCTCATATGCCTTCTGCAGATCTACGGTTTCACCGCGCGCTTCCAACTGATCGGCAGCTGCATGATAGGTGCTCAGGGCGAGCTGATACTGAAGGATGGTGGATGCGAGAGAGGTTTGGGTCACTGCGCGGCCCTCCCATCAAAGGCGGCAAGGTATGCCGTCCTGAAGTCTCTGGCTCGCGTCTCGACGTTGTTGAGCGCGAACAGGAAAGCGTCCAATTCGTCTACCTGGAAGGAAAAAACCTTCCGATCGTCAACAACCCTATCAGCTCTATCGAAGCACTGTTCAGCGACGTCAGCCGTGATGCGAGCCATGTGGAAGAGGTCATGAACCTGCGATTCAAGCTCGCGCATGGCCGCTGCTACGTCTCGATCTCTCGGTCTATCCAGCCGCTCGACGATGTTCTTGCTGAGTTCACCTATGCTTGCGAACGCAGCTGTGCTATCCGGATGATTGCTCATCAGGCAGTTCCTTCTTGTTTGATGTGGATCATGCAGCGGCGGGGATGGTCGCCAAACTCACTCCCCGTCTGCTGCTACTCTCCGGCTGCTGCCGGCATTTCCTTCTCCAGTCCGCCTCTGATGAGGTGGCGTATCGCTTCCGCCCGCGACCAGATCTTCTTTGACAGCCGGTAGGCGTCGATCTGATCGAGGAGGCTTGCTTCCATCATCAGCGGCACGCGCTGATCGGTAGGCTCCCTTCTGCATGTGTACCTCATAAAGTTATTATGTTGCACAAGAAAACGGTAACCTTAACAAAAAAGGTCGTCAACGGTTTTCTTGTGCAACATAATCAGTTGTGTATAATTTCCCGCATGGCACGACCGAAGAAGCCCACAGACGAACTCAAAGACCAGCGCGTCCCGATCATGATGTCGGAGGACGAGTTGAAGGCCATTGATGATTGGCGGTTTGAGAACCGCATTGGTTCTCGCGGTGACGCGATCCGCAGGCTGTGTCGAATGGCGTTGGTTGCAGATGAGGATTGGCCAGTCATGTGGCGGCGCATCTTGTCAGTGAAGGAAATGGGCACGCGAGCGATAGACAAGCTCGTTGATACAGATCCCACCCTTGCTTGGCCTCTTCGCGTCAGAGCGGATATCCTAGATCTGCAGATGGACGCGCTAGAACTCAACGCGCAGCTTACGCAGCTAAAGGCCGGGGACACAGCCACGAAGGCATTCTCAGGCGCTCGGCTTGCCAAGGAACAGCTCCGCGCTGATCTATTAGATGAAGAAGCGCTGTATGGTCTGGAATTTGGCGATCGCGCCGAAAACGAGGACTGACGCATCACGCCCTCACCAGCTTGAACCGGCCCTCGAGATAATGGTGGGTGTGTAGGTGGCCGGCCGAAAGCATTGTGGTTCCTTCGTTGGAGCAGCCACGATGGCTGCGGAGGAACTATCCGCCAGACGGATTTAAGCGTCAACAAAAAAAATCCGTCCGACGGATTACGTTGTTTCCTTGCCGTTGAGGCGCAAGAGATTATCCGCGCGCCGACGTGCGCGCGAACTACTATGCGCGAAGGCGAAGTTTGCCTTGGATGCCGCCGCTACGTTGAATTGCTCGCAGGTGCGACCTGGGCAGAACTGCGAAGATTTCGCCGATCCATTCCAACTGCACGGACTCGATCATTGGCGCGTTGAACGACGACAGGTTTACGCCGTCGGCGCCGCGGGTGATGGTCTTGATGTATCGCTTGCCATCGCTGGTGCGCACGGCAGCTTCCTCACCATAGAAAGCTTCCAGCGGGCGTTTCTGCTCGCGGTAGCAGATGATGATTGCCTTGTCCTTGTAGATCGGAAGCATACTGTCTCCGCGAATCTCAAAGGCGATCATGTCATCAGGCAGGGGAAACGGCACTTCGATATGCTCGATGCCGTCCGCAGGGATCTGCTCGAACTCTGGCATGATCTCCGCGCCGGCACCAACGAAGCCCATCAGGGGCACGGAATTCTCCGGTCCCACCTCGTTCGAATACAGCTCGTCTATCTGATCGCGTCTGGCTTTCTCTGGTTCAACACCAGACACCCAGCGCGCCACGGTAGATTGCGACACGCCCATTGTCTGGGCGAGTTTCTGTTGTGTCCATCCATCCCGGCGAAGGATGGTTTTGATCTTCGCTGTGTAATCCATGGGCTTCACCATATCCGCGTCACGGATACAAAGAAAGACCCGTTTGACGGATAGAGTTAATTGACAGTGTAATCCGTTTGACGGATATTGCTCTGGCTATGAACCCAATCCGCTTCATCAGAACCAAGATTTTCCGGCAGAGCCAAACGGACTTTGGCCGCACGGTCGGGCTCAGTCAGCCCGCCGTTTCGCGAATTGAGAACGGCGAGCAATCGCCGTCTCTGGATGAAATCGCCCGCATCCGGGCCGAAGCCAAAAGCCGAGCACTGAGCTGGGACGATGCCTGGTTGTTCGGGCAGATACCTCAGGATGAACAGGTGACCGTATGAGGTGCCTCACGTGCATGCGCATTTGTGCGAGGGGAGGGCGTTCTGGTGATTAAGGTCATCCCTCTCCGCAACGGCACCCTCATGTTCCCGATCCACCTGACCCGCATCGGCGGTGGGCCGCGTCATCGTGACGATGGCAATGTCATCCGCTTCCCCTCAAGGGCGAACGTGGTGAAGCTTCCGGCGCGGCGCGAAGGGAAACAGACCTGATGGCGCGCATCCGATCCGTTCATCCAGGGCTGACAACCGACGAGACCTACATGGGGTTCTCGATGGCAGCGAAGGCGACTTGGCCAACGCTGTGGACCGAGTGCGACGACAACGGCGTTTTCGAGTGGAAGCCGGTCGTGCTCAAGGCGCGGCTACTGCCTTACGACACCGTCGATTTCGGTGCCATCCTCGACGAGTATGTCGCCGCCGGTGCCGTGCTCAAATACGAGGTTGGCGGGAGAAGTTACGGCCTCGTTCGGAACTTCCTGCGCTATCAACGCCCAAAAAAGCCCAACCCGGTCCATCCTATCCCAGACGAGTACCGAACCTTTGCGGGTTCGAGCCCTCGCAGTTCGGAACCAGTTCCCCACCAAGGAGGAACAGGTTCCGAAAACTCTCCGCAGATGGAGGATGAAGGAGGAAGGAGGGAGGAGGGAGGAAGAGAAGAATCAATATCTGACGATATTGATAGCGCCGACGCCGGTTCTTCATCTGGAAAATCCTACGCCTTCGAGGCGAAGACCATCAAGCTTTCCGAGAAGCACTTCAACGACTGGAAGCGGGCATTCCCGCGGCTTTCCCTAGAGGCAGAGCTTTGGGCGCTGGACGAGTGGGCAGGCAAACAAGGCAAGACCTGGTTCAACGCTGTAGCTGGCGCTCTGGCGAAGAAAGAACGGGCGGCGACCGATCGCGTGAACGTCGCCCAGGCCAATCGGGATTCGCCAGCGCCTAAGAGGCGGGAGGGGCGGATTTGAAAACCTGCGACCAGATCCTCGCCAGCCACGGCATCCGGCTGCGCCGTGTGACCTCAGGCAATCAGAAGACGACCTGCCCCAGATGCTCGCCGGGCCGGAAGAACAAGCGGGAGCCATGCCTCTCGGTACGCATCGACGCCTCAGGCGTCCAATTCAACTGCCATCACTGCGGCTTCCATGGAGGGGAATACTTCGATGAACATTCTGGGTCCGGCGGGGCAGCAAGCCTTCCAAGGGCGGGAGATAGATCCCGAAATCGCGTCACATTCAGGGGTCTTTACCGGTAGGTCGATCACGAACGAGGCTGGCAATAATGAAGTCGTTCCGGATGCGTCCGGCAACATCGTGGTGTTTCCGTTCATCGATGGCGGCAAGGTGGTGGGTGAAAAGTACCGAGCACCGGGTAAGCGCTTCTGGCAGCGCCCCGGCGGACGCAAGACCTTCTGGAACGCCGACTGCATGGATGATCCTGCGCTGGAGACGGGACAGAAGGGGCTGGTTATCACGGAAGGCGAGATCGATGCACTGACGGCCATCGACTGCGGAATCGTATGTACGGTATCGGTGCCGGATGGCGCTCCGGCAGTGAGGGATGGCGAGACGCCAGAAGACGTGCCGGAAACTGATCCGGCCGAAGATGCCACTGGCAAATTCGAATTCGTCTACAACAACCGGCACCGCATCAAGCGCATCAAGCGATTTATTCTGGCGGTCGACAATGATCCTCCAGGGCGTCGTCTCGCTGCGGAACTCCTTCGCCGCCTCGGGGCCGCGCGCTGCGAATTCGTCACCTACCCAGAGGGCTGCAAAGACCTCAATGACGTGCGCAAGAAGCACGGGCCTGACGCTGTCGTGCGGGTGATCGGGAACGCCAAGCCTTACCCGGTCAAGGGTGTCTATCAGCTTTCGGATTACCCAGAGGTCGACGAGCCAAGAACCTACTCCACGGGATGGCCCGATCTGGACGATAATCTTCGCCTATGGCTGGGTGAGTTGCTGGTGATTACCGGCATCCCGGGGCACGGCAAGTCTACCTGGACGCTCAATATGTGCGTCAACCTCGCGCGTAACCACGGCTGGACGATCGGCATGGCATCCTTCGAGATCCCGACGGTGCCGGCTCTGCGTTACAAGCTGCGACTTGCCGCATCGGGCACGCCGACGGCGCAATGGTCGCGGGAGACCGTACGCCAGGCCGATCAGTTCATCCAAGAGCACTTCGTTTTCATCGACGCGGATCCCACCGGAGAAACTGATGACGACATGACGCTGGAGTGGTTGCTCGAGCGCGGTGCCGATGCGGTAGTGCGCCATGGCATCAAGGTTCTGGTCATCGATCCTTGGAACGAGGTTGAGCATTTCCGGCCTAAGTCGGAGAGCGAAACTCAGTACGTGAACCGCGCACTTCGGCAGATCAGGAGGTTCGCGCTTCGTCATCAGGTCATAGCAATTGTGGTGGCGCATCCCACGAAGGACGTCGGTAAAGGCGGCGAAGCACGCACACCGACGCTCTACGATATCGAAGGCTCCGCAGCTTGGTACAACAAGCCCGACCACGGCATCGTCATCGACGTGCCGGATCCAGACCTGAAGGAAACCGTAGTACTGATCAAGAAGGCTCGGTTCTCCTGGTCGGGCAAGAAGGGCGAGGTCACGCTCGAATATGTTCCCGAAATTGAAGGTTATCAGTCGATGTACGGAGTGGCTCCCCTGTGGCCTGTGACGGGAAAGGCTTCCCGATGAACGAGAAAAACTTAATCGCAGCGGCCCGCAAGCTGATCGAGTGCGTCGAATTCGATGTCAACGGGATCCACGGCAAGGGCGGGAATGGTGGATTGACCTCTGACGAAAGCCTGCGAGCGGCCGGTGAGCTTCGGGTGCTGTTGTCGAAGATGGAGAAGCAGGGATGAATGCGCTTCACACCTGTGAATTACGTGCAGAACGGGCCGTGAACAGAGAAGTCATCCTGATTGCGGATTATGATGTGTGCAACCGCGATCGGAGAATTTACATGAGTGATTCGGCATTGCAGGCACATTCCATCTTCAACGAGCGCCCGAGTGTGCAGTTCATCGAAGGCTGGCATCATCACATTTCAGTAACGGGCGAACCTGAAACCTACAAAGGTGTCTCGACCAGTAAGCCCGAGCGGTCCGCACGCGTCGTTTTGCTGTCCGACGACATTCGAATTCCTACTGCGCTACGACCAGGCGGTGAGAGGGTGCCGTGTCCGCTATGCTCTCCGACGTCTCCGAAGTTCGGCAAGGGGAGGATGGCCTATTTCCCAGATGACTTCGCTGTACGGTTCATCGGCAACCATTGCGCTAAGCGCTACCTCGGCGACAGCTACACGGAAGCGGAGAAGCTGTTCCGCATAGAAGCTAAGTGCCGAGAATACCAATCCCTCTGGCCTCGTCTCCAGGAAAAGCTTCCGCTGATCGACCCCATCGTCCAGAGGCTGTACGGCAGCGGCAACCGCTTGTCCGAGTTACGCGGGATTGTCGATATCCAAGCGCCGGGGTTTTGTTCGTTCCTCCACAATGACTTGGTGGCACGTGGGTCAAGGGTCATCACCTCTCGTGACGTGGGCGCCAAGACCTATCCAGTGGAAGGAGTCGAGTTCCTTTCATTGGATTTTGACCCGAGAATTTCGGTGGAAAAGCTGATGTTTTGCTGCCGAGACATCAGGAAACCTCTACCGAAGTGGGCGGTCTCTGATGGTGATTGTGAAGCGTCAAAGGAGATCATCAGGCGCGGTACTTCGCTTGTTCGGCATCTCAAAGGCATGTCTGCTCTTCGCGATGCTATCGAGGACGCAGCTCAATTCCTAAAGCGCAAGAACCTCCGTCTGTTGGAGCAGTGGCGGGCTACAGGCGCATCCCCATTCTCTATCCTGACCTTCAAGTTTGACGAAGATCGCATCGAGACGCTCGCTGAAAGCTACGCTGGCCGGTTCAACTGGTCGGTTGTCGCTCCACCGGATCTGATCAGTCAGCTGCCGACTAAGGAGCAGATTTCTTCACTGGGTTTATCGGAGATGATGACTTGAGTAGTTTGGCAAAGAAGCCCGTCCCCGCGGAAGCTTGGTATGCAATCCGTGTGGCCGCCGGCGGGCAGCGGATGGCTCGTGCTGTAGCCAACGCCACAGAAGAGCGCGTAGGCGAAACTCTGCTTGAGCGCGAATGCAGAGAGCGGGGCTTCACGGTCTTCATGCCGTCTTTCTGGACGGTGGTGCGTCATCAACGGACGAACAAGCTGATCGAGAAGCGTTTCCCGTTGCTGGTAGGGTATGCGTTTGTGAGGATCATGGGACGGGATCTCGACCGTGTCAGACAGCTCAATCATGTCGCATACTTCCTTTACGGGGGAGGCCACTACGGCCTAGCATCGTTCTCGGACGCGGACATAGCCCAGCTCTACGTCGCGGAATTGGAGAAACGCGACCAGCATGTGACCATGAAGCTGAACGGTGAAGCTGACGTTCGGAAGCATAAGCGCAAGACCCTCAACCATCAGCTCGGCCTCATCTTCCCGAAAGGGCGCCGGAAGCGAATGCCACTTCGTATTATGGCGTCTGCGGCGATCAACAGCCTCAGCCCGAAGGCGAAGGATAGGTGCCTTTCCATTCTGAAGGAGCTTGAGGCTCTGGATATCGAAGAGGCGGCCGCTTGCAAAGGTGGGGTTGGCACGCTAGATTCTGCAGCGTAATGGGGTGTTTCAGTCGGACCTTCCTTGGGAAGATGCAACATACGACGGCCCTAGCTTGCTGGAACAGACGCTTCTGGTGCAAGCCGTTAATGTGTCCAGCATTCAAGCGAGGCCGCCTTTGGGCGGCCCTTTTCGTCTCAGGTTGGCCCCGAAGCGGGCACAGCGAGCGCGGCGCCGGTCGATGGCCCTTCCCGCGAAGTGGTTGTCTGCAGGCGGCCCATCGCCCGGGCTACGGCTCGGGCACCAGTCACGCAGGCAGGGCAAACGGTAAGTCGCCTCGTGAACTAGGCGGGCCGCTGAGCTGTTAGTTCGTGGGCGCTGGAGTAGCTGGTGATGAGGGAGCGGTGGTTCCGTTTGTTGGTGGTCTGGGGGCTGTAGTTGCAGCCACTTCTGGGTGCCGCATCACCATGAACGCCGCTATGACAACGATGGCGACTGCTAAGCCTGCGATTATGATGTTCCGGTTTCCCATGGCTGGTACTCCGCCCCTAATGGCTGTTCGGGAAAATCACCCTAACCGAATTGTGGCCATTCGCCCACGACGGCATGGCCGCCACTTATGGCGACGGTCATTGATCTAGGCCACCAGCCTACTCAGTGCGGCTAGATGCTCGCCCTTCAGAGAATAGTCGGCACTATCCAGGTGGACTTGAAGCTGAATTTCCATTGGGCCGGTTGTGTCAGCTCTCGCGAATTGGACTGCCTCACGCAGAGTGTCAAAGGTGAACGCATCACTTGTCCAGTCATGGCGCCACAGAACTACAGTCGTTTCTTTGTTGCCCCAACGCATCAAAGCTTCATGTGGGTCAGAATTCATGCGGTCCTCCCAAGGTCAATAATGCCACACCTTAGGGACCGACGGCGGTGGAATGAAGGCAAGACTCCCACGACGACCGCCGAGCGTGAGGAAGGCTACCCGTTCCGTCTATAAGCTAGAGCGGTTTCCACGCGACCGACGATATCATCCGCCGGTTCTTTCACCCGGTAGGTGAAGAGACCATTGCTGTCGGTGGCAACCGCAATCCCAATAACCGAGCCGTTTCCTTCAGAGCGAACGCTGACGACGTGCTCGGCGCTGATGTTGATGGCAGCCCCGGTTGACGTCGTTGCTTGAATGAACGCCATGCTTTCCTCCTTGGCTAAGACAGCAGCAAAAGACGGCCGAAAGGATTCGGCGAGGTGCAAAGTCGCGAGCAGTGCGATCCACAGCGGTCATTAGGTAGGAGCCTCACTCTGCGGCGACGGAACTATGCGAGAGAATCGCTTTGAAAGCCTCTCGTAGGTTCTCGTAGCGGTAGAGCATCTGAGCCTTCTCGTCCTTCAGCCGCCGGAGTAGGTTCAACTCACCGTCGCTGACGTCGTTCGCCATCGCTCTCAATCGGATGTGGCCTTCGATTTCAGCCATCGCGGCCTGGTAGGTTTCAACCGCGCTAATCAGATCCTGTTGGTACTTCTCTAGGACGAAGCTCACGAGCAACTCCTCCTGCCGTCTTCTGACGGTTATAGCGCGCCTGGCGGTAAGTGAACGACCGATTACCAAAGATGGTTAATGTTGGGCTTCCACAGCCCAGCGTGAGGAAGGGTGAATGACTTCAACAGGAGAAAGCGAAATGCAGAGCGTCGAGCCTGTCACCACCGTCACGAACGAAGAATTCCTGAACATGGCCCGCCGGGCTAGTGAGGAGATCAAGGCGCTGCGCGCGCACATCTCGTTCCTGCTCCCGAAGGCGCAGGCCTACGACAATATGGCCCTCGTCCTGGGGATGATCCCCCAGCAGCGGCAGGGCATGAGCGAAGACTTTGCTTCGGTGCTCGATCACCGGATCAAGTTCTTGGAGAACGTGCCAAGGCCAGCAGACGAGCCCGCAGAAGCCCCGGCAGGGTGATCAGCCCCCGCTGTCGCTCGTCCCACTGAGCGGCAGCCACCACTCAACACGATCAGCAGTTAGCGGGATTACCCGTTGACCTAGCCGCCCAGCTTTCAGGGATGCGAAAGCGTCAGCTTCAGCCCGTGTCGGGAATGTCTCGGAATATGCCTTCTCTCCATTCATCGGAGGGCAGTACACAGTGGCCGCGTCTTCTCCGGCTCGGTGAATGATGAGGACACGGTCGAAGGCGTCCCCGCTGGCTGTGTCGTGGAAAACGCGACTGCGCATGCATCCCTCCCAAGGATTGAGGACGCAGGGTCGCTGATGAGCCCATCAAAAGCAACATCCAACGGACAGCCGCTTAGGCCGCTGATGCCGAGAGGAACCCATGTCCGGAGTAACGACGTATACAGAGGAGATCGGCGACACGATCTGCGAACGCATCGCACTGGGCGAAAGCGTCAGGTCCATCTGTGATGATGAGGCGATGCCCTCGATGTCGACTGTGTTCAAATGGCTCAGGGACAATGAAGCATTCTCGCAGCAATACGCGCGCGCACGCGAAACCCAGGCCGACGCCATCGTCGACGAGATCCTCGACATCGCCGATGACGGTAGAAACGACTGGATCGAGAAGCGGAACGCGGACGGCGAAAACATCGGGTGGATGGAGAACGGTGAAGCGATGCGGCGCTCACAGCTCCGGATCGATGCGCGCAAATGGATGGCCGGCAAGCTGCGGCCGAAGAAGTACGGCGACAAGCTCGCACTGACTGACGGTGAAGGCGGCCCGCTGAAGGTTGAGGTTGTCCGGTTCTCGGATAGCAGATGAACGCCGTCGTTCGCATCCCTGCACTGGGGTGGCGTCCTCGTGATTACCAGATGCCCGCGTGGAACGCGTGGGAGCAAGGGTGCAAGCGCCAGCTGCTGTTCTGGCACCGTCGAGCGGGTAAGGACGAGATCGACCTCCAGAAGCACGCTGTCAGCGCGATGACGCGGCCTGGAACCTACTGGCACATGCTGCCGGAGGCTGCACAGGCGCGGAAGGCGATCTGGAACGCCATCAATCCCCACAGCGGTCGCCGACGTATAGATGAGGCGTTCCCGCCGGAGATCGTCGCAAACCGTAACGACAATGAGATGTTTATCCGGTTCGTGACCGGGTCGACTTTTCAGGTGGTCGGTTCGGACAACTTCAACAGCCTGGTCGGCGCCCCACCGGTCGGGATTACGTTCTCGGAATGGGCGCTCGCCAACCCCAGCGCTTGGGCGTTCCTGTCACCGATCCTGGAAGAAAACGGCGGATGGGCATCGTTCATAACCACGCCGCGCGGCAACAACCACGCGAAGAGCATGCTGGACGCGGCGAAACGCGATGCATGGGACAAGGCCAGCAATCCGAGAGGCTGGTTCACCCAGATCCTGACTGCAGGGCAGACGGGCGCGATAAACGCCGAAGGCATTGAGCGTCAGCGCGGGATCTACGCCGCCTTGTATGGCAAGGAGATCGCCGACCTCCTGATTGACCAGGAGTTCTATTGCTCTTTTGCAGGCGCGATGGTCGGTGCCTACTGGGGTGCAGAAGTCGCAGAGGCAGAGCGGGATGGCCGGATCGGTATAGTGCCGATCGATTGGCGCTACCCGGTGCACACCGTCTGGGACTTGGGCAAGGCGGTCAACAACCCGATCTGGTGCTTCCAGGTCATCGGCGGGAAGCTGAAGGTCGTCGATTTCTACCTGCCAGAGACGGACGATCTGGAAGATTGGTGCGCAGAGCTGGACCGCCGCGGCTATCACGGGAACGACTATGTCCCGCACGATGCTGCACAAGCCAACTGGGGTGCCAAGCGCACGCGGTACCAGACCCTGAAGGACATGGGTCGCAAGCCTAAGATGGTGGAGAAGGTCAGCGTGGCGGAAGGCATCAACGCCGGCCGTCGCACGATCAAGGTTGCCGAGTTCGACGAGGAGCGCTGCGGGCGCGGGATTGACGGGCTCAAATCATACCGCCGGGAATGGGACGACAAGCGCAAGACGTTCCTGGAAAACCCGGTGAAGGACTGGGCAGAGCATATCGGCTCGTCCTTCCGCTACCTCGGCTTGGCTTGGCGTGAAGAGGCACCAGTCGTTGCCCCACCGCCGAAGCCGCAGGAATCAACCTACACGGCAATGCCGGATGGCTCGATCAAATCGCAGATGACCGTCGAACAGGCGGTGAAGGCGATGCAGAGGCGCAAGTCGCGCAACAACTGAACCGATCGGCGCGTTTATCATGCGAGCGTCGATCATCATCTGAGGAAACACGAGATGACCGACAAGAAGGAAGAGGCCTCGATCGAGGACCGCACGATCGCCAGCATCCAGAAGCAGTTTCGCGGCGGCGAGCACAAGCTGGCCGGACTTCGCGCATCTGAATTCGTCTATGCCGGCGGCAAGCTGAACCAGAAGCTTCAGGACAAGCTCGTCGGCGAGATCCCTGGCATCGAGCGCTATATCTCGGCGCCGGACCGTCCGGTGGAAATGGTCGGCGATCAGGGCGGCAATCCGCTGGCAACCCAGCCGGAAAATACGGAAAGCGCAACCGGTGCGTCGAACCAGAGCACGGACCAGGCGCGGAAGGAACAGGACGAGATCGACACGAACCTCGCCAAGGGCCGCAAGAACCGCACGAAGTCCACAGCCGCCGCGCGTTCAAAGCTCGGCGTGGGAGACACCGCCGGCTCTGAAGCCGGATCGGAAGAAACCAAGCTGAACCCGGAAGGCTCGGCTCAGGAAGACGCAGACAAGCAGTAAGCATTCCTCCCAAGGAAGCATGAAGGGCTCCCGCTGTCACAGGCGGGGGCCCTTTTCCGTTGCACGAGAGAAAGCGGCACATGGCCCTAGAACCCAAACCGACAGCGGCAGGAAAGACGATGCGCGAGCGCGGTCGGAAGTGGCTGAACCGCATCGAGGAAGCCGCCAGGGTCGAGAAGCATTGGCTGGATGACGCCGAAGTCGCTGTTACCGCCTACACGGGCGAAAAGGGCCGCGGTGAAACCACGCAGGCCGGTCAGGGCATCGCCTACGATTTCAACATGGCATACGCGAACGTCGAGACGATCGTGCCTGCCATCCTCAACTCCCCGCCTGCCCCCGATATCCGCCGCCGCTTTGGTGATGACGATCCCGTAGCAAAAGCCGTGGCCGAGATCATCGAGCGCTCGATCCGCGTTCAGGTCGACGACAGCAAGCTTCAGGTTGAAATGGAGGCCATGGCGCAGGACGCGTTCCTTGCCGGCCGTGGCGTCATTCGCCTGCGCTTCAAGAGCGAGATCAGCGGCGGCGAGACAACCGACGAAGAACTGTCCGAACACCTCGACGACAAGGAAGCCGGTCAGGCAGTGGCCAAGGCTGACGACGATGCGCCGGAGGAAGACGACGCAGCTGTCGAAGAGGTCACGGGTGAGCGCATCTGCTTCGAGGCTGTCAGCTGGCGTGACTTCCGGCATGGACCGGCAAAGCGTTGGGATCAGGTGCCGTGGATGGCCTTCCGTCACTCCATGTCGCATGAGGATTGCGACGACTTCGCTGACATCGCCTTGGCGTCCAGCCAATATGAAGACGGCGATCAAATCGACGGCGATGCCGACAAGGATCACGTGGTCTGGGAAGTATGGGACAAGCGCCACAAGCTCGTCCTGTTCATCCGTCACGGCGATGGCGTAGTGCTTAAGACGGTTCAGGACCCGCTGGGGCTGTCGACCTTCTTCCCGATCGCCACGCCGGTTCAGGCTATCGAGGTCACCGGCCGCCTGATGCCGGTCAATCCGTTCTCAATCTACAAGAAGCTTGCCGACGAGCTGGATCGCACCACGAAGCGCATCAGCACCCTGACCAAGCAGCTGAAGCTCAAGGGCTGGTATGCGATCAGCGCTGCAGACCTTCAGTCGGCGCTGGATGCCGATGACAACGAGTTTGTGCCGGTCGCCGACGCAGAGATCTGGGCACAGAACGGCGGCTTGCAGAACGCGGTACTGTTCTGGCCCGTGGAGCGCATCGCCGCGGTGCTGATGCAGCTCTACCAGGTGCGCGACCAGACGAAACAGGCAATCTACGAAATCACCGGCATCTCGGACATCGTCCGTGGCGCGTCGATGGCAAACGAGACTGCCACGGCACAGAGCATCAAGAGCCAGTGGGGCTCGCTGCGCATCCAGAAGATGCAGCGCATGATGGCCCGCGCCGCTCGCGACCTGTTCGTGATGATGTCGGAGATCATCCCGACGAAGTTCGCGCCCGAAACCCTGCAGCAGATGACGCAGGTGCAGATCCTGCCGACGCCTGAGGAGCAGCAGCCGGTTAAGCCTCAGATGCCGCAGGTGCCACCGGGCGCACCACAGGAAGCGCAACAGCAGGCCGCTCAGGAGGCACAGCAGCAGGCTCAGGCCGCCGAACAAGCTCGCCAGCAGAAGCTGGGCTTCCTGATGCAGGTGCAGGCCCTGATGCGCCAAAAGGTGACCAGCTTCTACCGGATCGACGTGGAGACGGACAGCACCATCCAGGCCGACCTGACCAGACAGAAGGAAGAAGCCACCGGCTTCATGCAGGCCGCCAGCGCATACTTCGGGTCGGTCGCCCCCCTCGTCCAGCAGGGCGCACTGCCGATGGATGTGGCGGTCGAAATCTTCTCGTCCTTCAGCCGCATGTTCAACCTTGGCAAGTCGGTGGAAGACGCCCTCGACGAACTTCTGACGAAGGCAAAGGAGAAGGCCAATCAGCCGCCGCAGCCATCCGCAGAGGAGCAGCAAGCGCAAGCCGAAGAACAGCGGAAGCAGAAAGACTTCGAGCTTCGCCAGCAAGAGGTCCAAGGCAAGCTTCAGGCCTCGCAGATGGAGCAGCAGATCAAGCTGCAGCAGGCTCAGGCAAAGATCCAAGCCGATGCCGAAGAGCGCGCCGCCCGCATCTACATCGAGCGCCTTCAGGCGGAAGCGGAAGCGACAAAAGGACGCCAGGAAGCCGCGTCGAAGGAATTAGACCTGCAGATCAAGGCGGTGCAGTTGCAGATCGAGCAGGCCAAGCTTGCCGGCATGACGTTCGGCCGCCCGCCGGTTGTGATCTAATCAACAGAAAGAGCCCCATGGCCCGCTATGTGAGACGAGACGGTCGGTTGGTCGAGAGATCCACCGGGGAACCGCTGCTGACCGATGAACAGCGCGCCGCGCCGATCACCTGCCCGATGATCATGTCGGACATCCCCGAATATGCCAGCCCGATCGACGGGCGGATGATCACAAGCAGGTCGGAACGGCGTGAGGACCTGCTGCGCAACAACTGCGTGGAAGCAGGCGACATGAAGTCCCCCACGGGAGGCAAGATCAGGAACAAGGCCTTCGCAGCGAAGCGAGGCCTGAAGGTGAGCGAGGAATTCCTATGAACGTCGAGAACGAGAACAACGCTGCAGCAGCCTTGGCGGGCGGCGCAGATGACGCGACAGTCACCAGTGGCAACGAGGACACGGATCTCGGTGCGATCTGGGATCAGGCGAATGCTGACGAAGGTGATACCGGCGCTGCTCGTGATGAGAGCGGCCGGTTTGCCGCGAAAGACGGTGGAGATCCTGCCGCTGCCGACGAAGGCGATGGTGGCGATCCGAACCTCAAAGATCCCCCACAGGAAGGTGAGGGACAGGGAGAGGACGACGAGAACGGTTCCTCGACGCTCACGGGCTCGGCCGTGCCTCTCCCTGCGAATTGGAACGGAATGGACGAGGCCTGGAAGAAGATACCGGCGGATGTTCAGGCGACGATCGCCGCCCGCGAGCAGGAGATCCATGCGAGGATGTCCGATCAGGGCCGGCAGATCAGCACCTTCAAGCCGGTGCATGATGTTTTCGAGCAGAACAAGGATTTGCTGGAAGGTCGCCAGACGCCAGACGGGCGCCCAGTCACTCCGGCTTTTGCCGCCGCATTTCTACTCGAGGCGCAGCGCCGCATCGATGCCAACCCGATCGGCTCGCTGATCGAAATGGCGGAACGCTTCGGCCTTCGAGACCACCTTCGCGCTGCTCTGAACGGGCAGTTGCAGTATCAAGCGATGCAGCCCCCAGCCGCCGCCGGTCAGAACTCGCTGACGGCCGCTGACGTGGCGAAGATCGTGCAAGACACAGTGCAGCAGGACCAGAGCGCCAAGGCGGCGAATGAGGAAGTGGCCCGCTTGTCTGAGGGCAAGCCGTTCATTTCTGAAATTCCCGAAGAGGACATGGTCCACTTCATCCACCGGGCTCGGGCAAAGCTCGGGAATACCGCTTCCAATGAAGCCGTGTTCAATACCGCCTACGACATGGCCGTCCATGCAGATCCAACCCTTCGGGCCAAAGCAGCCGCAGCCGCCGCGCCAGCGAACGGAGCCGCCGCTGCACAGGAACAGAAGCGCAAGGACGCAGCAAAGCGCGCCAACTCCGTGAATGTCACCTCAACATCATCGGGCAAGGGACGCCAGCTGACAGAAGATGAGCTTCTGGCTGCCGCCTTCGACGACGCCCACAACAAGGATTGATGAACGATGCCCACCGCATCCCCCTCTCAGGTGTTCTCGCAGATGGTGTCGACCACCCTGCGCAACTCCGCAACCGACGTCGCCGATAACGTCAGCAAGAACAACGCGCTGATGAACCGGCTGAAGAAGAAGGGCAAGATCCGGACGCTGGACGGCGGTACCGAGATCCAGGTCCCGCTGGAGTATGCCGAGAATGGCACGTACCAGCGCTATGGCGGCTACGACACGCTGAACACCAACGCGTCGGACGTCGTCACCTCCGCGAAATACGACTGGTCGCAGGTTGCGCTCCATGTCGTGTCCAGCGGTCGCGAGCTCCGGATGAACTCCGGCAAGTCGGCGATGATCAACCTCGTGAAGACGAAGAAGAACAACGCCCTGAAAACCGCCGCGAACAACTTCTCGGTCGACTTCTTCTCGGACGGCTCGCTGTCCTACCAGATCGGCGGCCTCGCCAACCTGATCCAGTCCAACGGGCTCGGCACGGTCGGCGGGATCGACAGCAACCTCTGGAACTTCTGGCGGAACAAGTTCCGGGAGATCGCCGGAACGAACGCCTACACCAAGGACACCATCCTCGGTGAAATGAACGCCATGTGGATGGGGCTTAGCCGCGGCGCCGACAAGCCGGACCTCGTCGTGTTCAGCCACGACCTGTTCTCGGTCTACGAAGCCTCGCAGCAGCAGTTCCAGCGCTACCAGGATGCGGACATGGCGAAGGCCGGCTTCGAATCCTACAAGTACAAGACCGCTGATGTGATCTTCGACGACAACGCCAACTTCGCGACCAACGCGGAGAAGGGCTACTTCCTCAACACCGACTACCTGTACATCTTCCAGCACAAGGATGCGCAGTGGTCGGAAGACGAGGCGAAGAAGCCCGTCAACCAGGACGCGGTTGTCATCCCCTACTACTGGATGGGCAACGCCGCGTGCTCCAACCGTTCGCTGCAGGGCGTCCTGCTCGACGCAGCCTAAGGAGGGCGGATCAATGACAGCATTTGTGGGAGCAATCCTCTCTGACACCTACACCGCAGAACAGCTGACGGGCGTACGCAGTGGCGGCGTCCCCGGCATCGGCGATCTGTATGTGTCTCACGACAACAAGACCTATCGGTTCGTCCGCTATCGTGCTGGTGCTGGCGCGGTTGCTGGCGCCGTGGGCAACGCCGTTGGCTTCTTCGCCCCTGCCGGGGATTCCACAGGTCTGACGAACGAAGTCTCGTCCGACGTGTCCGACACGAACGGCGCACTGGCCGGTGTTCTTGTCAGCGCTCCAGCCGATGGCGAGTTCTGCTGGATCCAGGTGGGTGGCAAGGCCAACATCACACCTGCACTCGTCTCCGGTGCCGATGGCAACGCAATGACGCTGTCCAGCACGACCGACGGCTCGCTGAAGATCGTCGGTGCCGCCACGGATTACCCGGGCGCCGTGCTGATCGACAGCGGCACGAAGACCGTAATGCTGAACTGCCCGCGCTAAGCGCTACAGGTCGGTACAGACAGCTACAGGGGCGGCCTTCGGGTAGCCCTTTTCCGTTTCCTCTATCTCACCTTCCAAGGAGCCAGAACATGGCAGACAATATCCCGGTAATCCGGGTGCTTGGGTTCAACACGACCTACGAGATGCACCCGAAGCGCGGCACCAACCCGCTGAACGACACCACCGATGACAGGGGCTTTCTCCTCGACGAGAAGGGCAAGCGCATCATGGAGCGCATTGCCGAAGACTGGGTGAGCTATTCGCCTGCTCACAGCCCGATCGGCACGAAGAACGTCGAGCGCATCCGCCACATGATCCCGGACCCGGCACGCGTCGGAAATGACCCGGACGGCGCAAAACTCGCTTTCATGGCCGCACGTTGGGCGCAGATCGAGCCCGCTTATGAACTCTGGAAGTCCGGTCAGGAAATCCCGCTTAACGGCACGCCGCTGGAAGTTTGCCCGCTGTTCAACACCGGCATGATCGAGGTCCTGCACCAGGTCGGCATCAAAACCGTGGAAGAAGTGCGCGACCTGTCCGAGCTGCACTTGATGAAAGTCGCCCTGCCGAACATGCGCGACCTGAAGAAGCAGGCCGGCATCTTCATCGACAACATGGGCGGTGCTGCCGCTGCCGAGCGCGAGGCGGAGAAGGACGCGCAGCTTGTTGCGATGTCCGAACGCCTTGCGCAGATGGAAGCCGCTCTGGCTACGCAGAACGCCGCACAGGCTGCAGCCCAGGATGCGGCACCCGACGAAGAGGTTGCCGAACTGCGTGCGCAGCTCGACGCCAAGGGCGTCCAGTACGACAAGCGCTGGGCCGCTCCGAAGCTTCGCCAGGCTCTCGCTGGGGAGGCTGCATAATGTCCGTCCTGACCGTCGTGCAAGCCGTCAGCATGGCGGTCGGGATCGCTCGCCCGCTACAGGTCTTTGGCAGCACCAAACGCGAACTGGTGGAGATGCAGGCCATCCTCAATGAGGCGGCTTCCGTCATCCTTCAGGCGTTCGACTGGCAGAGCCTGAAAAAGCAGCACGTGATCGCGGGGGATGGTGCCACGACCGCGTTCGATCTGCCTGACGACTACCGGCGCATGCTGAAGAAGGGGAGCATCTGGTCCTCTCGGTACCGGTGGCAGGCACAGCAGATCGTCGATCTGGACACGTGGATGGAGCTTGCCGAGCTGACCACGCCAGTGGTTGACGGCATCTGGACCATCTACGGCGATCAGTTGCACTTCCTCCCGACACTCGGCACCACCGAGACGATCAAATTCTTCTACATCTCCAACCTGATCGTGAAGAACGCGGCCGAAACAGGTGGCTTCAAGGACCAGTTCGACGCCGATGCTGACACCTTCGTTCTGAATGAACGCCTCCTGAAGTTGGCGGCCATCTACCTGTGGAAGCAGGCCAACGGTCAGGATTTCGCAGCCGAGCTTGCCGATTATGAGCAGGCAATGGGTCAGTACATGATCGAGGACAAGGGCGCGCAGCCGGTGGTTTCGGGCAATAGCGGCTACCGGCCATCTTCCAATGTGTGGCCGGGGAAGGTGTCGGGATGAAAAGCCAGTACCTTGCGAGCACCGTGAAGCCGGGCCGCGCGCGCAATGCCAACAGCGTCACCTTGCCGGCACCTATCAACGGCTTGGTGACCTCGGAAAGCGTGCTCGGTACAATCCAAGCCAGTGCGCAGGTGCTGGACAACTGGTACCCGACCCGCCGCGGCGTGATGATGCGCAGGGGATCGAGAACCGACGCGTCCATCTCGACGATCGACGAGCCGGTGCGCAGCCTGATTGTCTACAACGCGCCAACCGCAAAGCGGCTGTTTGCCGCCAGCGCCACAAAAATCTTCGACGTGACCTCTGTCGGGTCGCCGGTGGTGCCGCCCGCGGCCTCGGTTTCCAACCAGACCTCCGGCTACTATTCGTTTGTCAACTTCGCGACCTCGGGTGGTCAGTATCTGACGGTGGTCAACGGGACGGACCCGCTGCTGCTTTACAATCCGCTTGATGGCTGGAAACAGATCACCGGCACGTCAACCCCTGCCATCACCGGCGCCGACACACGAAACCTGCAACAGGTCTGGGTCTACCGGAACCGTCAGTTCTTCATCGAAGCTAGGTCTCTGATCGTTCGGTTCCTTCCTTCGGGTTCCGTCACCGGTGCGCTCGGCGAAATCAACCTGAACGGCGTCTTCCAGCGCGGCGGCGCGGTCGTTTTGGGTGCCACCTGGTCGATCGACTCCGGCAGTGGTCTTGACGACAAATGCGTGATCATCACCGACCAAGGCGAAGCTGCCATCTTCCAAGGCTCCAACCCAGCAAGCGCGACTGATTGGAGCCTTGTCGGGCTCTACGACGTCGGCCCCCCGATGGGGAACCGCGCTGTGATGAAAAATGGCGGGGATCTGATCATCGGCACAAAAGCCGGCATGATCCCGATCTCTGCATCGGTCCAGAAGGACCCGGAGCAGACCACAATCGCAGCGCTCTCGCGCAACATCGAACCAGACTGGCGCAAGAACGCTTCCGAGCGGGCAACACTGCCGTGGGAGATCGTGAAGGACCCGGCTGGCGGCTACTGCATCGTGTCCATGCCGATCACGACGCCTGGGCAGGACCGCATCGCCTACCTGATGAACCTCGAAACGGGAAAGTGGTGCCGATACACGAACTGGGACGCTCGGTGCTTAGCCTACCACAACGGCAACCTCTACTTCGGGACCAGCGACGGCCGGGTGAAGATCGCCAACATCGGCGGCAATGACGACGGCGCCCCGATCTACTACACGGCCATTGGAAACCCGGAATCGTTCGGCTCCCCCTCGGTCCAGAAGACCATCCGAAGGCTACCTTCATCAGCAGCACGCCCTTCATCCCGCAGATCAGCGCGTCGATGGATTACCGGGTGCAGCTGCCATCGCCGCCGGACAGCGCCGGCGACATCCCGTCGAACCTCTGGGACAGCGCCAAGTGGGATGTCAGCACTTGGGACGCTTCCAAGGCCGAGCAGGATTACACGTCGGAGGTCGTATCGATCGGCCGCAGCGGGTACGTCATGCAATACCAGGTGCAGGTGACCAGCATGCTTACCCCGGCGCCGAACACCGAGTTTGTGACGCTCGATGTCAGCTTCGAGACCGGGAAGCCGAGCCTATGATCGAGGTCCACTGGGCAGGATCACAGCAGCCGGCCGTTGCCGCGGGTATCGCTAGGTTCGTCGCTTCGCACATTCCTGGCGGCGATCGAGGATTTGAAGGCAACGTCTGCATGGGCGTGATCAAGACGGGCAGTAAGCCCGAGCTGATCGCCGGCGTCGTCTACCACAACTGGAACCCGGAAGCCGGCGTCATTGAACTGTCGGCGGCTTCCAGCAGCAAGCTCTGGCTGACGCGGCCGGTGCTGAAGGCAATGTTTGCTTATCCATTTGAGCAGATCGGCTGCCAGATGGCCGTCCTGCGCGTCTCGGTACGCAACCCGATCATGGTCAGCATCGCGCTCCGCTACGGCTTCAAGAGCCACATCATTCCACGTCTTCGGGGTCGAGACGAAGACGAGCACATCTTGACCCTCACAGATGACGATTGGCGGGCGAACCGCTTCAATCAGGAGAAGCAGTAATGGGAAAGCCTAAGGCGCCGAAAGCCCCAGATCCGCAGGCAACAGCTGCTGCACAGACTGGGACGAACGTCACGACCGCGATTGCCAATGCCCAGTTGGGTAACGTCAATCAGGTCACGCCGTACGGCAACCTGACGTACACTCAGTCTGGCACCAACACGATGACGGACCCGTCCACGGGAAAATCGTACACCGTGCCGAGCTACACGGCGACCACCACGCTGTCGCCAGATCAGCAGAAGATCCTCAACCAGAACAATCAGACGGACCTGAACCTGGCAACGCTGGGCAATGCCCAATCCCAGCGCCTTCAGGGCATCCTGAGCGATCCTTTCACCCTGAGCGGTCTACCGAAGGCGGGTGATGCGTCGAAGATCACGACGCCGAACTATCAGCAGTTTGGAAACGGCCCGAAGCTGCAGACCTCTGTTGCTGATGCCGGCGGGATCACGAAGTCGATCGCCGACGCCGGCAAGATCCAGACTTCCATCGGCAACGTCGGCGACATCACGAAGACGTACGGGACCGACTACGGTGCAAACGTGCAGCAGGTCCAGGACGCGATGATGTCTCGCATCCAGCCGAACATCGACCGGGATCGCGCACAGCTGGAAACGAACTTGCAGAACCAAGGCATCCGTATCGGCTCCGACGCCTGGACGAATGCCATGTCTGATTTCGACCGTGGGGTGAACGACCAGCGCACGTCGGTCGTGCTGTCGGCCGGTCAGGAGCAGACCCGCCTCGCCAATCTGGAAGCGCAGAAGGCAGGATTCGAAAACGCGGCGCAGCAGCAGGCTTACAGTCAGGCCCTCGGCTCCGGTCAGTTCGCAAACTCGGCACAGGCCCAGCAGTACGGGCAGAACGCCACGAATGCGCAGTTTGCCAACAGTGCCCAGCAGCAGCAGTTCGATCAGAACTACACGAAGGCCGGCTTCGGCAATGCTGCCAACCAGCAGATGTTCGACAACCAGAACAAGGCCACCGCCGGGAACAATGCGCTACTGGATCAGCTCACGAACGTGCAGCTGGCGCAG